GGCCGTGAACTAGTAGATGTAGGAAAATCCATTGGGGCTTTCGTATCTGCCGAAGAAGATCTCAAAGCCAAAGTCGAGAAGAAAAAGAACAGCGTCTTCACCAAGGTTCTAGGTAAAGCAGGTGATGACTTCGAAGAGTTCCTCGCCTTGGATAAACTCAAGGAACAGAAGCGAGAATTAGAGTCTCACATGCGGCTGTATGGACGCGCAGGATTGTATGACGATTGGGTTGCCTACCAAGCTCAAATGAGAAGACAAAGGAAGGAAGCCCTTAGAATAAAGCAGAAGGAAGCCGAAGAGCTTCGAGAAATGCTTACTTGGATATTCATTATCGTAGTTATTTGGGGTGGTATCTGTGGAACAGCTTACTGGTGGTTTTTTAGCTAATGTGGTTTTTAGTTTGGTTACAGTTCATGCATGGCGAATTTGAGTATTACCATATCGCTACCTTCGGATCAGAAGAAGTCTGCCAAGCCGAACTAGCCAAATCAAAAGTCTTAATCACTAACTCAGCTAGTTCAGTAGAATGCTTTGAGGTCGATAGAAATGGCTAAGAAAAAGAAAATATCTGCAAGTCGAAAGTATGCCAACGGCACTACTTACAAAGATGGTGACGGTGTCACTCGTAAGAGAACCTCTGCTAAAGGAACGAAGCGCGGAGATGCCTACTGCGCCAGAAGTTCAGGACAGAAGCAGACTGCAAAAGTCAAAGTCAGGCGTAAGGCTTGGGGCTGTAGAGGTAAGAAATCAGTGAGGTCATAATGGCAAAAGGTCAAAAACATTATTTTAGAGATGGTACTCTTCATACAGGGGGTTCTCATAAGATGCCTAATGGCACTCTACACTCAGGCGCAAAACATGGGAAGAATAGTAAGAGGCTGTACCACTTCTCAGAGCTAAGTGACACGGCAAAGAAGAAAGCCAAAAAAGCCAAAGCATGAAACTCCTCAGTCATGGGTCAAAGCACACTCTCTATGATGATTGGGGCTTTGTAATTATTATTACTAAAACAAAATCTATAGTCACAAAATTCATGGAAAAACAAAATGGCAGCAAAGAAGAAAAACTCTCTAGTAGGAAACATTCAAAAAAGAAAAAAAGCAGGAACAAGCCGTTCCAAGAAGAATAGTACTATCAGCCCTAAAGCCTACAAAGACATGACTAGTGGGTGGCCTAAGAAAAAGAAAAAGAAATAAAGGGTTGGGCATGGAAGACAGGCTAGATCGGATTGAGACCAAAGTGGATAAATTATCTGAGGCAATGGTTGAAATGGTTAGAATGGAAGAGCGTATGGTCACTGCGTTCAAGAGAATGGATAACATAGTCGAATACCAGAAGAAGGCAGATGACCGACTAGATGAGATGGAAAAGCAAGCCCTTGTTCGAGGTCAGAAGATTGCCTTTGCCGAACGTATATTCTGGATGATTGCGACAGGTTTTGTTGGTCTGTGCTTTGTATTTCTGAGGTAAATTATGGAAGAGAAGAAACAACTCACTGACATGCAGTCTCTATTTCTAGAGCTACTGATGACACCTGAATGCAAGGGCAACATCAGACTAGCAATGAAAGAGGCAGGATACGCAGATACGACTAGTATATCTGCAGTCGTAGGACCGCTACAGAAGGAGATCAACGAGAAGGCATCTCTGATGTTGGCTATGAATGCACCCAAAGCGGCATATGGCTTATCAGAAGTCTTAGATAACCCAGAGGCTATGGGAGCTAGAAACTCAATAGCCGCTGCAGCCCAGATACTAGATCGAACAGGGCTGATTAAAAAAGAGCAAGTAGAAGTTAACAATACAGGCGGTGCTATGTTTATCTTACCACCGAAAAATGACGATTGAATAAATGGCCTAGTCGCACTCGACCCAACAAGAATGCGAAAATACCATATGCTTACGTAGAGTCGAGCGATGATCCACTAGTCTTAGTACCTGATCAGGAAAAGGCAGACTACGTAAATCAGGCTATGGATTACTTAGAGGAAGGTAACTCCTCTAGAAAAGTTGCTGCGTGGCTGATTAGTAAGACAGGTGACTCAATAACTCACCAAGGTCTTATCCTGATCTGGAAGCGTTTCAGAGGCAAGGGTACTGAGAACCCCTCTAAGAGACTGAAGCAATTAGACAAGGAAGCCAAGAAGAGAAAGCCAAAGACAACGGCTGAGAAGAAACTAGCCATAGCAAAGCGTAAGCAGACAGACGCCAAACGCAGACTTACCATAGCTAAGAAGGGATTAGAGCAACTCACTACTAAGGAAGATAGCCCCTCAAGTACGCTAGACTTCGACAGTATTGAACAGCAAAAGCAGAAGCAGGAAGTAGTCTTCGCACCTAATGAAGGACCACAGACAGACTTCCTAGCCGCGAGTGAACGAGAGGTATTATTTGGAGGCGCAGCAGGTGGCGGAAAAACTTTCAGCCTGATTTCTGACCCCATGAGATACTTCTCAAACCCTAATTTTAATGGGTTAATTCTACGTAGAACAAATGATGAGCTTAGGGAAATTGTCTGGAAGACACAGGAACTTTATCCCAAGGCATTCAAGGGAGCTAGATGGGCAGAGAAGAAGTCACAGTGGACTTTCCCAAGTGGTGCTAAATTATGGCTCACTTATCTAGAGAGAGACCAAGACGTTCTTCGATATCAAGGTCAGGCGTTTAGTTACATAGCCTTCGACGAGTTAACGCAGTATCCGACAGACTTCGCTTGGAACTACATGCGCTCTCGACTACGTACCACAGACCCTACCCTGCCCATCTACATGAGAGCCACCACGAATCCTGGAGGAATAGGACACGGTTGGGTTAAGAGGACGTTTATAGACCCTGCCCCTGCAAATACAAAGTTTGTAGCGAAAGACATCGAGACAGGGGAAGACCTAGTCTACCCAGACAGTCACGAAAAGGCAGGTGAGCCACTCTTCTACAGACGCTTCATACCTGCAAAGTTATCTGACAATCCCTACCTAATGGAAGGTGGTCAGTACGAGGCTAACCTACTCTCTCTACCAGAGATGCAGCGTAGGCAGCTACTAGAAGGAGATTGGTCAGTTGCAGACGGTGCAGCGTTTCCTGAATTTAGACAGAAACATCATGTTGTTGAACCTTATGATCTTCCGACTGATTGGGTCAGATTTAGGTCATGCGACTACGGCTATGCTAGTTACAGCGCAGTTCACTGGTTTGCTATCGATCCAAGTTATGAAACTCTAATCTGCTACCGTGAGTTGTACCTAACCAAACATACAGGCAGAGATCTAGCTAGGGCAATACTAGAGGCCGAAGGGTCAGAGAAGATGCAGTATGGGGTCTTAGACTCCTCCTGTTGGCACAAACGAGGGCAGATGGGTCCATCCATAGCTGAAGAAATGATAGCTGAGGGATGTAGGTGGAGACCAAGTGACCGAACTAACGGTGCTAGAGTAGCAGGGAAGAACCGACTGCACGAAGTATTAAAGGTAGATGAGGATACGGAGAAGGCAGGAATACAGTTTTTCAACACATGCCGACAAGTAATAGCAGACTTACCAATTATTCCTTCCGACCCTAAAGGCGGTGACGATATAGACGCCCGAACCTCACAACAGAGACACACTTATGACTCAATTAGGTACGCAGTTATGAGTAGACCAAGGGCTTTCAGCCCATTTGATTTTGGGCAAGGTGTACCTCAACAAGTCTGGCGACCTGCAGACGCAATTTTTGGATACTAATATGGCATTAATGGACAAACCTCTACCAGATGAAGACTCAGATTCTAGTTTAATTGTACCACTGGACGAAACTGGTGACGTTGAAACAGAAAATACGGAGTATTCTGGTGCAGTTGCGTTTATAAAGTCGCAATATAATCGCGCAAAAGACGCAAGACATGCAGACGAAGAGAGATGGCTAGACGCATACCGTAATTATCGAGGACTTTACTCCAGTGAGGTGCAATTTACCGAAACTGAGAAGTCCAAAGCTTTCATAAAAATCACAAAAACCAAGGTTTTAGCGGCATATGCTCAAGTAGTGGACGTATTATTTGCAGGTAGTAAGTTTCCTATCGGAATTGAGGCTAGAAAGTTCCCAAATAACGTAGCAGATACGGTATCATACAACCCCAACGCCCTTACTGAAGAAAAAGTTAAGGAAGAAGCAGGTGTAGACTATAAAATACCTAATAATATAGTCAGACCCGATCTCGCAAAAGATTTAGGCGTATACAAGGAAGATTTAGCGGTAATCGAGGACGATTTAGAGCTAGGTGCAGGTAAATTACCAGGATCTATTACTTATGAACCTGCAAAAGTAGCCGCCATGAAGATGGAAAAGCTGATGCATGATCAGCTAGACGAAAGTGAAGCCCCAAAACACCTAAGATCACTAGCAAACGAGCTTGTTCTGTTTGGAACTGGTGTTATGAAGGGTCCATTCGCTCAATCTAAGGAATATCCACGTTGGAATGAGGATGGTGACTACGACCCCATAATGGAAACCATTCCTAAGATGGAATCTGTGTCTATTTGGGATTTCTACCCAGATCCTGACGCAAGAAATATGTCTGAAGCAGAATACACTATCCAACGGCATAGGATGAACCGTACGCAATTACGTACGCTAAAGAAACGCCCTCACTTCCGTAATGAGTCCATAGAACTAGCTCTCGAATACGGACCAAACTATGAGCGTAGTTACTGGGAAGATCACATGGAAGATGACGGTGTCAGCCATGAGATGGAGAGATATGAAGTATTAGAATACTGGGGAATATTGGATACTGAGTTAGCAGAAGAAGCTGACATAGATATTCCTAGAAAATTAGCCAAACAGGATGAGATCCAAGTAAATATCTGGATTTGTAATGGACAGATCCTACG